AAAATGCTTCAATATAAGGATTGTGTTCTCGCTTTGGTATAATTTCTATTTTTACACTTTCTAATGGCCTCTTTTTATACTCGGTAGGATATTGACCAAAGCGTTCGATTTCTTCGACCCACATAGAACTGTTTTCAGGACCACAATAAGAACATTTAAAATTGCAAGTATTGTCCCAAGCAACATCAAGAACTTTAGGAAATGAATGTAATGATTGACTAGTAGATTTTGGATCCACTTGTATTTTGTCTATTATGTCTCTACTTTTAATAATTCTATCACTGATTACATCTGCATCTTCTTTCGCCCAACAGTAAGAACATTCCAGAGGGCGTTTCCCGTCTAACATTTCTTGTCTGTATTGTTGAATTTCGTCTGTATTAGTAAGTGCAGTTGCATCTGTTTTTAATTTTTCAAGATTGATTTTTCTAGGTATACAATGATGGCAACTATATGATGTACCGTTATATAAACGTAAATTGGTTCTATACCATTTAGCCATACAAAAAGTTTCACTTATTTCTGTAAGCAGTATTTTACTTTGTTCAAAATCCATCATTTGTATCCAATTAACATAAATCTTGTATACTTAGGCAACTCTAAATCTCCTGTATACACTAATTTATTTAATTGAGAAGTTAATTCAAAATGTTTAGTATCATTTACACAATTTATATGTTCATCTAAGTCAAAGTAATTGTTGCTTTGCAAAACAAAAAGGGCATCATTAGGCTGACTGCCTATCCATTGATTGTATTGTTCTTGCGTAATATGTTCGCAACTTGTGTTTATTACAATGTCAGCTGGCATTGTATAGTCAGCCATATCTGCTGTGACTGCATTGAATCTACCTTCAATTTCCTGTCTTTTGTTAATTGTGCAAGCTGTATCTTCACAAGTAGGATCAATATCAATACTAGTTATTTTTTTAACGTTGATACCACTATTGAATATCAAACTAGCAAGAACTCCATTCCAGCCTCCGTATATTGCTATTGTTTTTTCGCTATGAAGTTGAGGTAATAAATTTGATAAATTTTCAATTAACCAAAGTTTACTACGCACTTGACCTTTCCAAAAACTTTCAAGAGTCCGGTACCTATCATCACTATTACGAATAGCGTCCATCCAAAATAAAACGTCTTCTATATCAACTTTCATTATATTCTCCGTCAAATTTTTCTTTTAGCCAATCAAAATCATTAATTAACTTAAGATCATCGCGATTAGAAAGGCCAAACTCGCGGCCAGCCCTAGCACCGGCAAGAGCATAGGAACCGTAAGGCCTGTCTTCTCCAACTGTACACCACGTTTCAAGTCTTTGTTCTGTTTCTTCATTTTTCTGCCTATCAATTATTTTACTACTAAGTTTAGCACACTCTCTAAAAGCACTTTTCCAGGTTTCGAATTCGCCTGTATTGAATACAGTAACATTTGATATTTCTTCTATTGCATTAAACTTACCACTTATACTTGTAGTCATATCAGGTTTACTAGTGTCCATATTTAAAGTTTCTTTTCTCGGAAATAATTTTACGCCACCATATCCATAAACAAGATCGTTTATAGGATTTTTAGATCTCCAAACAAAAACATTATCTTTTTGCCATAATGGAACTTGATAATCAAACTGAAAAGTATCATCTATGTGTGCATCACCGTCTACAATCCAAATCATCAGTGTATTGCAAATCTTTGCTGCTTCGATATGTGCTTGGTGTATTCCCTTTATACCATCTACACGTTTTGCCCTTGGAAATCTATTTAGTAATGCTTGATAATTTTTATCTGCATTAGGTTCTTGATAACTTATAAAAACAATATCATATGGCTTAGGATTACTAGCTTTGATATCTACTTCTTTTTTATTAACAACAAATCCGTAGTCCCATTCTTTTTGACTTATTTCACATTGTTTGCTGCACAAAATTATACCATCAAAATAATTACCATTTTTAAAAATATGATTTCTTTCTCTATCATATTTGTTATCGTGAGTAAAATACATATCAAAATTGAAATCTTTTGCTACATCAACGTGTGAAGGTATAATCCAAAACATTTCAGTTGTAGATTTTTCTAAAACTTTTTTGTATTCTTCATATGTGTCTACGTAATAAATGTCATACCTTTTAGGAAAACAGGCAGTAATATCCCATTCTTTTCTGTTTACAAAGTGCCTATATTCAATTTCTTTTTTTGTTACAGGGGCGTATTTACTACACAAATATAATCCTAATCTATTGTTTCCTTCAACTTCTTGTAAAAAACTGTGATTTTGTTTTCTGTCTATTATTTCAAAATGACTTATATAAAAATTATTTGTAAATTCTTTGTCAACATTTATGTTTGGACTACTCATCCAAAACAAGTCAGTCGAAGTGTTTTCTAAAGCATTACAATAATCTTCATAAGTTTCTATTTCAAACGTATCAAAAGGTTTAGGAGTACTGGCTTTAATATCTACTTCTTTTTTATTTTGAAAAATTCTAGTAGAAAATTCTTCTTCGGTTACAATAAAGTTTTTTGGAAATAAACAAATACCGTCATAGTGTACGTCATTCAAAAAAACGTGAGGAATATTTAAATGAAATTCATCATAAGCAGGAATATAATAAGAAAAGTCATAATTATCGACTACGTCATCCGGAATGTACCAAAACATTTTTGTTGTACAGTTTTTACACGCTTCTATATAATCATTATAATTATGTATATCAAATTTTTCATACTGAATAGGTGTAGATGCTTGTATGTCTATTTCTTTTTTATCATCAAAGTCTCTTAATTCAGCATCTTCTACATCTACATCCTTAGGAAAAAGGCATATACCGTCGTATGTATTACCATTTTTAAATACGTGAATATAATCTTTATCCCATTCAGCTGGTTGGTAGTCAAACAGGAATGAATCTGAAGGATTTATATCATCCCATACCACCCAAAACATCTTTGTAAAAACTTTAGATTTTGCTTCTTCGAAGTTACTTGCAATTTTAGCTGTAACATATTTGCTTTTAAGTTTTTTCCAAATGTTGTTTTTATCTCCGACATAAACTATATCATACATATTAATTGTTTTTTTCGTGCCACGCTTTTATTTCATCTAGCTTCTTTGTAAACTTTTTATTTGCAACATCTTTGTGAGTAAAAATTTTATCTATATGACTAACTCTACCACAGGTCATTGCACAATATAAAGTCTTACCTGCTAACACTGTAGGCTTTTCCCAAGTATCGGCAAATACAGTGTCTAAATGTTTTTGATTTAAAATTTCTTTTAAAGAGTGTTTATGTAAATCAAAGTGTTCCCAGCCGTATTTGTTCATATGATTATGAAGTTGTAATGTTTCTGTGCTAGAATATGTGCTATTTAAATGAGTAGCCATATAACAACAAGGCATAACAATTCCCGAACAGTCTATAAAAACTTCTTTATACATTTTTTGATCATTACGTCTATTCTGACTTTTACAATAAATGTTACAATTGTCGTGTTCGCTTAAATCTTCAAGAGGGATTCGATTTTCATATACTTTATCTACACTATCTAACCAGTATTGTTTTTTTGATTTTCCTTTTTTTAATTCTCTATAGTACTCTACATCAAATTCCCAAGAAATGTACTCTTCTTCACCTGCTGGATTTTCTAAGTTTCTATATTCTTTTTGTGTAGGTGCGTGTATCCAGTAGTCTAATTTACCTTCTTTGTTTAATGCACCCATCGCTTTTAAACTTGTACCATTATCAACACCTAAAGCTTTTTTAGGAATAAATGCACGAAATCCTAATTGTTTTGAAAGTTCTTTTGCTTCCTCTATTTGCCATTCATTATGTTCAAAAACAAGATAATCCCATTCTGCTTGTCCGCCTTCACTTATAAACGCCTTTACATTTTCCATTAACTTATTCCAGTTAACATTTCTTCTGTATATATGATTTGTATCTTCTAAACCATCTATACTGAATGTAATATTCCAACCTCTTTTAAGTTTTTTATGAAAAAGTTTTCCTACTTTGCTCCACCAATCAGGAGTTCGCATTCCCCCATTTGTGTTTACATCTACTCTTGTATTAGGATTTGTTTCGTCAATATACTTACATATCTCATAAAAATCTCTAGAAGCACAAGGATCTCCGTGTACACCACAAAAAAGAATTAATCTTATTTTAGACAATACTTCAGGATTAACCCATTTTTTAAATTTTTCTAAAGTAATATGCTGTACTTTCAAATCAGGCCTTGTCAACGGGCTACTATTCATAAAGCGCACACACATAGGACACGCTGCATTGCATCCATTTGTTAATTCAATGTGTAATTGATCTAATTCATCAAAGTTCCAAAAACTACTCATTTGCTTCTACCAATTTTGCAAGAGTCGGCCAAGTATTTTGAAATCTTTGTTTTCTATAATCATCGTGTAATTTTAATGAAGATAAAAACTGAGGCCAAAGATCGTCTCTAGCAGTTCCATTTTTTATAAAGTTTATAATACCGTGTAGATAAGTCCAGGCCTTCTCATTTTCCTGAGGCACAGATTCTAATATTTTTACAGCTTCTTCTTTATATCTATCAGGCATATTGGAGATATTAAATATCTCTGGACCGTGGACTAAATTTAAATACAATCCAAAATGCGAATAATTTTGATGCCAATGTTCTAACGTTGCCGGTAAATCAAACACATTTATGTTACTAATAGTCACACACCAACTAAGATTCATATTTTGATTTTCTTGGTTACATAATATAGAATTTTCCATATTTTGTTTTGCGTCATCCCATTTTGCAGGATATCTCATATATTCAAATTGTTCACCTATGCCGTCAATACTAAAACTTAAATTTACATTTTTAAAATGTTTCCATAATTCAATGTCTTTCGGCCAATGAGTGCCATTTGTGTTATAATGTAATTCGATATCTTTAGAATATCCTAGTTCAACTGCTTTACGTAAAAGATTCCATTGTTTTTTGATCATAAACGGTTCGCCGCCATAGAAATCAAATTGTTTTATTGTTGGCAAATGTTTTTCTATGTCTGACCAAAATGGACTATCATCAGCATACCGTAAGTTATATTTTTTCAACGTATCTGCATACTCTTTGAAAGACAATTTATCTTTATGAAACAATTCGTAATCTTCTTTATACCAGCCGCTACTAATTGCTGCTTGGCACGTTCTACAACTTAGATTACACGTATTTCCTAAATTTAATTCTACTTTAGCTAGACCTACATAAGGCTCCATTTGTCCTTGACTGGTCAACCACTGATATATTTCATTATCTCTAAGTCGTTTAGAATAACGTCCTGCATCTTCTTCTTCCCAGCACAAACGGCAAGCTTTATGTCTTACACCGTTGTTTAGACTTTGTCTTATATTTCTAATTTCTTCTTTATTGAAGCATTGGTCTATTGTTTCAACGCCTAATTGCATATCTTTTTCATAATCTGTATGCATACAGCATATCTTTGTTGAACCGTTGTTGTTTCCGGAAAGTGCGTGATTGGCATTCACACACCAAGTATCGAGTTTATCTTTCATAGTTTTCGTATACCTCTTTACATTTGTTATAAAAATCTTTGTACATAGGAAATGTTTCTAACAAATTTGTGTTTAGTCTTTTATCATTTTCTGCAAAAAAACTATAAAAGTCTCGCTGTCCTTGTTTTATTTTATTTTCGTCTACCGGATTTTGATCTGCATAATCTCTTACACGTTTCATTTTCTCATATTCTATATCTGTGAACCATTCCTTGTTATCCTCAATAAATTTTAAATTATTATCCATATGTGGCATTAAAAAATCTCTTGGTAATATATTAAGCATCCAGTGAGGAGGTTCTTTCAAATATGGAACATCAAACTGCAATCTTTCAAATTTTTCTTCTCCTAACTCCTGACGCCACTTAATCATTTGGTTCAAAAAGTTTGTATATGTAGCAACACATAAAACATTAAATGTACACATTATACTTACCCTAAAACCTCTATTAAGTGCTTCTTTTAAATTTCTTTCCCAATGATCACACTTTAATCCTGTACGCATATATTCTGCTTGTTCGCCCCAGCCCTCAAGGCTTGTAAACATTATAAACTTTTTAATTTTCTTTTGTTCAAGTAAACTTTCTACTCTAGAATACATACGATCAATTTTTGCAGCAGTTACCCCTAGGTTACTATTAATACTGATCTCAAGTTGCGGGGCAGGTTCCTCTTCTAACAAATCAAAAAATTGCATAGCACCAGGATTCATCAAGGGCTCGCCGCCAGTAATACGCAATGTCCATAAGTCTTTGCGTAGACTCGGCCACCATTTCCAAAATGCTTCTACATACGGATTGTCGTCTTTAGGCCCGTAGTATGTTCCGTGTTCTAAAAACTCAATACCATACTGGTTATATGTTAGATCATAATTGCCGTGCTTTTTTATTTCATCCATCCAAAGTGTACTTGCTTGAGGGCAACAATAACCACACCTATAATTACATCCATTTCCAAAACTAACTTCTAAATACCGTGGATTTATATTAGTATCCCAAGGTAATTTCCCTAAATTTTCTATTTCATTGATAGCATACGAACTAGAACTGTGTAACATTCTATCTGATAAATGTTCGCCATCTAAATCTTCTATATTCCAACAATAGTAACATTCATCAGGGCGGCCGCCTTCTAGCATTGTTTTTCTTTGTTGTTTTTTCCATTGTGTGTTATGTAATGCACTCGGGTCATTTTCAATTTCGTGTAACGGAATATGGTGAGGGCGAGGATGGTAACAACTATGGTTATCACCCGTGTGCAGATATAAAGTTTCGTGTAGCCACTTTTGTGTACACATTCCGCATCCAATTTTATTCAGCCTATCTCTAGTATTTTTTACTGTGTTAACGTCTTGCATTATAATCCTCGCATTCCTTTATAAAATTAGCTATTTCGGGAAATGTTTTTTGTATATCTGTACCTCTACGTACATCGTGTTGTTTAAAAAATAAATCAAAATTTTTCTTTTCGGTTATTTCTTCTTGTATATTTAACGGTTCTTTGGCCCATTCATATAGTCGTTTGACTTTATCAACCTCAAAATCTTTAAATCCTTTATATCTATTATTCACTGTTTCTTTGTGGCTTTCCATAAATTCTATGCTATCTAGTAACGGTTGTAACATTTCTGCACTAGCTAATTTCATACTCATCCATTTAGGATCGTGCAGCATCGGTGTATCAAACCAAATTAACTGTCTGTCAGTGTTAAATTTTTCTCTTAAAAGATGTATATTTTTAATGTATTCTAGCCAGTTGGGTAAACTTAACAAATTAGCAGTAACAATAAAAGTTAAACTGTGTTTGCTGCTTTCTTTTAAGTATTGTGTAATATTTTTGTATAGTATTTCAAAATCCAATCCATTACGTATATATTCTGCTTGTGCGCCCCAACTATCCAAACTACAGAATAACATAAAATGTTCAACAGCATCTGCATCTGTAATCTCCTTAAGAGAGTCTATAAATTTCTGCCATTGTCCTTTAGGAGGACAGCAATTACTTGTAATACTAAGATGCAGGTTAGGATTTGGATTACTTTTTACATAATCAAAAACCTTAAATGTATTTTTATCCATTAACGGTTCGCCGCCTGTCATTCTAAAATGATGTAATCTAGAATATACATTAGGAAACCATTTCCAAAAAGCTTCTACATAAGGATTATTAGGACTATTGTCTATTCCTAAACTATCTACAAAATGTGGATGGTTGTGTTCCTTTGTATCTAATTTATATGCGCCATATTTTTTTACTTCTTTATGCCATTCTGTAGATAGATGTGGACTACAATATGCACACTTAAAATTGCAAGCCTGATTAAAGTTTACTTCTACATAACGGGGAACAGGATCTCCTGTTGCACCTTGTTTTAATGCTTCTTCAAATATACCATCTTCAATAACATCAAGGCTGCGATATGCTCTATCACTAATGTTACCTTGATCTTCTATGGCCCAACAAAATTCGCATTCTTTTGGTCGTTCACCATTAAGCATTTTTTGTCTTTGCTCTTTTTTATATTTTGTATTATGCAAAGCACTTGGATTTTGTTCTAATTCTTTTAAAGGAATATGATGGCTTTGCGGATGATAGCAACTGTGTGTTCTTCCTGTTGGTATATGTATACTTACATTAAACCATTTGGCTAAACAAAAACTAGGACTTATACCGTTAAGTTTATCTTGCAGCAACTTAATGTCTTCAAAATAAACACTTTTGTAAGCTGTACTAGTTCCATCTTTTTTAACTACATCGCCTTTTTGATTTTCTGTCATTCTTTTTCCAAAAATCTATTTGATACTCTCATAGGATTTTGATAGATTTCCTTAAAAAATTTACTATGCGCACCACTTAAAGGTTGTGTAGCGATAGGAATATTTAATTCCTCTATAAGCTCATCACCTAATTTTTCTATTTCATCGTTTATATTTTCTTCTGTAATGTCTTTACTAATTTTATCCCAATGCTCGTTTAAATACTCAAAGTCACGCACATTTACATAATCCCAGTCTGTACACATTGTTTTGTACAATCCTTCTCTTGCACCATAAACTGCCCATAATCCGTTTTCTACGTCAGCACCTACCATTAGCCAAATATACAACCTGTGCAAGTTTTTCCAATGATTTTTATAAAATTCTTCAATACCTACTCTTATGCCTCTATCAAGTGCCATTTTAACACCTTCTCGGAAACCAGCTCTCCAGGCCTGATGTGGAGTAGCATTATTATGCACATCACAATATGTTCCCTCCATTTGAATATATTGAACATCCCAACAAAAGTCTACCTGTGCGTGTTTATTATTAGGATCTGCATTTTCGTGTGTTCTCATTCTAAGCACATAGTCTTTAGGCCAGCACTTTAATCCACCATTACCGTATATAAGTCCATTAATTATATTGTTGCCTGACCAGCTTATGACACAATTAGATAAATCTTTGTTTTCATCAAAGTCTATAGTTTGATTCAAAAAATCTTGTCGTATTATGTTATCACCATCTACAGTAATAAATCTATCTGTTTCTGATAACTCTGCACAGGCTTTGTGTGCTGCGTCCGATCCTTTAACTCCGTGTACACGTTTAGCCCACGGAACCTTTGAACACAGGTCTGCGTAGTTTTTTTCAGCGTTAGGTTCATCATATGAAAGATATATGATATCATAGTCTAATACTTTAAATTTTGTCATTGTCTCACTTCAAAATTATACTTGTCAAAATACTTAGCGGTATAAATGCTTACGTCTCTTGGATTTATATTACCATCTACTTGATCTGTAACATTTACCCTTTCTTCATACAGTAAAGATTGATAACCAATCTTAATTGTGTTATGTAGAACATTAGGATCATTTTTGTCTGTAATACTAAAATTCATAACCAAATCAAATACAAATTTACTCTCTAATTCTAGCTGTTCTAATCTTTTATCTTGGTCTAAGTAAATATACCATTCATCTTTGTAATTGGATACTGTTAGATCAGCATCAGGAATATTTTGTGGTATATTGTACAATCTATCTCTAACATTAGGAATCTTTATTTTTTCGATTTGATCTGTAACTTCTAATCTATTTTCAATAGGATTAAACGTAACTATAAAATCATCTAATCTACGCAGGCCTTTTTGAATGTCTTTGACATCGTCATAGTTTACATATATTGAATGATAACCAGGAGTTTCTTCTTCTTGATTGCATATTTTTATAATTTTACCATTATCAGGATCAAAATAAACGTGCATACCAACATTACTTTTTGATACTTCTAAATTCTTAATAAACTTTTGTAGGTTGTTTATCATTTTATGTTCTCCATATATGTATTCAACATATAAGGTTTTACAAAATCTTTTTCTGTATAGTGTAAAATACCAGTCTGTTGGAAATTACCAATTTTTAATTGTCCTTTTTGATTCATATATACATCTACACAATCTTGCCAGTTTGATTTTGGTTTAAGCCAATCTTGTATCTGGGACTTCATATGCACAAAATTAGGAAAACTAGCAACTTTATTTGTAATTTTGTCTTCACAATCTAGGATTATAGTTACAATTGCACTACAAACGTCTATACTACACCAAGAAGGTCTGTTATCTTTTAGAAAAATTTCGTAAAATTTTTGCCAATTTTGAACTACAAATTCTAGCCACTTGTAAAATTTGTGTGCAAATTCTCCTTTTTCAAAATAATGAAAGCCACTATATAAATTTGGTAGATTATTAGAAGTAAAAGTTTTCCTATAATAATCATTTTCTATTAGTGTTCCTCTATAAGTATACACTTTGTTTGTAAAAAACATTTCGTAATTATCAAGAAAATTCCACCAACTAGATATGTTTTGTAATATTAAAATATCAGTATCAAGAACAATGGTTTTATCGTACGGTGACATATGGTAAATTTTCCATCGGTTTTGAATTTTCCACTCAAAATCAACTGCATCATCGTTCCATATGATAGGAATAATATTGTCGAACAGATCAACATATTTTGCAGGTACAGCATCATCTGTAATTATACTGATAAGCTCTTCAGGATTATGTTTTTTTAGACTTAGTGCTAACAAACAAGCCTGTTGAACATAATCAACTTTTTCGTTATTTTGCGCAAGAACAACAATACCTTTAGTCATAGCCTACCTCGTCAATTATCCTGTTAAGACTAAATTTGTTCATTACGTGTATACTTTGTCCTTTAGTACGCAAAGGAGTATATTCTCCAACATATTTGTCTTTTTCTACTAAAAAAATAAATTCAGTTTCATTTAGTTTCCATAAAATGTCTCTGTCTGTTGTATATAAATGTCTACCAGGAAGTTCAGAAATAAAGCTACCTTTAGAAAATCCGTTCATTATATGTCCAGCAATGCTAAAAGCAAAATCATTTCTAAATAATGTGCTTGCTAGTTGATACACTGTACAATAATGATTCCAATTTTCCTGTATGTGTTTTATTAAATCAAAATATATTTTGTTTAATTTAGTTTTTCTAAAAAATACAACTGTAGCCCAATAAAAATCTATACTATAGTCGCTTATATGATCAAACTCTCTTTCATCTCTTACTTTTGCTATGTCATCGGATTTTCTAAACATTTGTAAATCATTTGGTGAATCAAAACAATTTGCAAGTAGACTATTAGAAATAATGTAGTCTGTGTCTAACAACAAAGTTTCTTCATATGGAGATAAGTCATACGCATCTACTCTATAGTTATTTTTAAAATTTAATTTTTTGCTAGTAAGAGTGCCATCATAATAATCACGTTTGTTAGGTCCATCGTCTCGATAGTCTATTTTTATAATATTATCAAAAGTATCTTCAGGAAACTGTTCTTCAAGATACAAGACACTGTCTGTAATAATACTTACAGGTATATTAAGATATTTTTTAATTCTATTTGCAAGGAAAACTGCCTGTTTTACATAATCAATAGTATCATTATTTCTTGCAATTAACAATGCCCCTTTAGTCAATTTCTAAACCCACTAATCCTTCTACAGATCTATTCTTTTTTAGATTTTGATATTCAACAAAATAGTTGTTAGATGCGCTAAAATATGTATCTAGTATTCCAGAATTGAATTCTTCAATATTATCTATTTGTAAAGGTATACTATTATCGTCAACTAAAATTATTTCATCTTGCTTAGAAGCTATCATAGTACTACAAAAATTAATAAGTTCTTTAGTAACAGTAAACTGACATCCGTTGTAAAAGAAAATTAAATCTTCTAGATATTTCTCTTTCAGTAAACGCTTTTGGTTATTTAATGTAACCATATAGTTAGAAAATTCAATTGCTTTTTCTAATCTTTCGTCCATATTGACACTCCTATAAGATTATAGTAGTATATAACAAAAAAATGCTTTTGTCAAGAAAGATCTGACTACAGATTTCTTTGGTGATCAGTAAACTTGTTACCTTGTGTATCCTCTCCCCGCCAATACCTTTTTCCAACACCGTGAGGTTTTTGCGTGTCAGGGCCGCTACGTTCTTTACCTGCGTTTATCATTTCTTGTTGCTCGTTTTTTACTTCTTCAATTGCATTATAATTTTCAGCAAGATCAATTTCAAAATTATCTACAAAATATCTAGGTATTGGTAACACTGCACTGATTATATCACCTTTTTTAACATTTACTTTTACATTAGGAGTTAATATTTTTAAATTAAATGTAAAATCTCTGCGTAGATTGTCTGTTTCTACAACAGCAGTCATATTAGATAGATTAGGTGTAAAATAATTAGGCGGATTAATCACCATCAAATTTATGCCTTTGGGTGTTTTAAAAGTGAATCTATTTTGTAACGTAATCAGCCCACTACCAAAATGCGCACTAATATGTTGTTTATCTGTACCTTCACTATCTATAATTACATCATTAGGAGCATCGCCGCCATTCCAAATCGCAGTAAAATTAGTTGTGCTTTTTATAGCAAATCCATACTGATTGCCTATTACTACTGGTAAACAATGTACTACGTGTTTGTTGATCCAATTTCTAGTTTTTTTACCTTTGAGAGGTTCTACAATTTCTAAGTAATCGTTTTTATGTAAATCATTTTCCGGTACTATTAGTATTTTATTTTGAGGTACATTAATCATCTTTTGTTAAAAATAAAACTATTGTATATCTTTCTCCACTGGTAACTTCGCTAACTCCGTGTAGATACTCTTTTGTTCCTTTGAACTGTACAAGAGTGCCTGGAACAGTCTTAGGTTCAATTTTTTGGTTTGGAAAGAATATTTGGCCGCCTTTGTAATCGCTGTTTAGATAGATCAAAACACTATAATGTCTATTTGGATACGGATGCGGAGATCCGTCTAGATTTTCGCAATCTGCGTGAGGTGGATCTAGTTTATCTCCTTTGCGCCACCTAACAATTTGGCAAGTTTCTACAAAGCTTTTTTGTTTTTCATTTGCTTCTATCAATTTTACAATGCGATCTTGGATATCTTTTATTTGTGCTAAAACATTTGGATTTGTTATCAAGTTGTAGTGTATAAATTTTTCACTCCAATGATCATTTGTAACAACCCAATCGGAAGTTGTTTTTGCATAGTTACAAATATCAGTGGTAGTTTGTTCGTCTAAAAAATTATTGTCAATGTAAATATCCTGCATACATTATATATTAGTATATGCAGGATATTTTATATAATTTGACTAAAAAGAAGGTAAATTCCCGGTAATAGTGAAGGATGCGGCTGCACTTCCGGCTCCTGTTTGTGCAACACCTACTGAATAACTTCCTAGTGGGAATGTTGCCGTTATAAAATCGTCACCACTAGAATTAGTAGTTCTAGTTCCACTTGTATAGAAAGTACCATTTCTGTATACAGCATAAGAATAACTTGTATTAGGTAT